ATATGTATTCATTATTAAATGGAGAAGACAATGATCCTGAGAGTGGTTTACCACATATAGGACATATACAAGCAAATGCTATGTTTATAGCTTATATACTAAAAAATAAACCAGAACATGATAACAGGAGTGTTAAAGTTGAAGCGTGAGAATAAATGGTACAAACCATTTGGAGTGAAGAGAATAATTGATTACAAAACAAATCATTATGGAGAAGATGCATATAGAACTTTTAAATGTAAGGAAATATGGTTAACTTTCTATGGTATTAAGTTTTATATGTTAAAGTGTGAATGTTTTGTAGAAAAATAACAAGTTGATACATTATATTAGTAAAAAGAAAGAAGAAGAGTATAAAGAGTTTAATCAAGATACTACAGTTGCAGAAGCTGTAGAATATTTATTAACATGTGACATTGTGGCAGTGGATACTGAAACCCAAGGGTTTTTTGACCATTCTAACCATGTCATTATGATACAGATAGGGGACAAGACAAATCAATATGTATTTGATACTAGATATGTAAATGTTGAGCCTCTTAGAGCTGTGATAGAAAATAAGAATATAATTAGAGTGTTTTGGAATGCTAAGTTTGATTACAAATTTATCAAGCGTAGCTTTGACATGGAGGTAGATAATATATATGATGCATTTTTAGCAGAATGTATTGTCACTGCAGGTACGCCTATTTTCCTCAGAAAACTATCCTTAGCTAAAGTAGCTGAAAGAGAGTTGGGAGTAGTAATGGATAAAACAGAGCAAAGTAAATTTGTAGTACAAGGAGATAAACCTTTTAATGTTAGTCAAATTAAATATGGAGCTAAAGATGTTGAATATCTATTAGACTTAAAGAAAATAGTTGATAAAAAGATTTTAAGGAATGATTTATTACCTACATTAAAGTTAGAGAATCTATTTGTAAGTGTATTAGCAGATATAGAGATGAATGGTTTGTCTCTAGATGTTGGGAAATGGGCTGAATTAGAGGATATTAATAAGGTTAAGTATAATAATGCAAAATAACCTTAAATGAATGGGTTATAGATAATTTACCACAGTTTATTGACAAGCAGTTAGATTTGTTTTCAAGCGAGTCTAAATGTTTAGTAGAATGGTCATCACCAGCACAGGTTATACCTGTTGCAAAGGCTTTGGGCATAGATACTAGGATTGAAGATGGTGGTAAATGGAAGGACACTGTAGGAGAAGATCACTTAAAGAAATTTATGGATCATAATCCTTGGGTAAAGATATATCTAGATTATAAACATCTAGAGAAATCAGTTAATGCTTATGGTAGAAAGTTTTTAGACCATCTAAATCCTAATACTAAGAGAGTACATACTAATTTCTTTCAGATACTCAACACAGGTAGAATAAGTTCGAGACACCCTAATCTTCAACAGATCCCTAGAGGACCACACAGAGATTGTTTTGTGCCCGAGAAGGGTAACAAGCTAATTGTATGTGATTACGCTGCACAAGAGCAGAAAATACTTGCTGATAGATGTCAAGACACAGCTTTGTTAGATTTTTATGCTAATGGAGATGGAGATATGCATTGTTTAATATGCCGTAAAATATTCCCTGAAACAGCTGATCTTACTACTGCTGAAATTAAGAGAGACCATGGAGAGAAGAGACAGTTCTCTAAGTCCATAGGCTTCTTACTTAATTATGGTGGATCTGCATTTACTGCATCAGATAGACTTCAAATACCATTGGAAGAAGCTGAAGGTATAGTTAATACTTACTTTGATTCTTTTCCAGAGATGACTAATTATTTTGAGGCTGGTACTAAGGAAGCTATTGATAAGGGATATATACTTATAGATGACTTAACTAGAAGGAAGTTCTTTATACCGTTCTTTAAGGAGTTTAAGAAACTTCATAATGAGATAAATAGAACAGAGATGTCCTTCAGTGGTTATAGAACTAAGCCATTTTGGACTAAGTATAGAAAAGAAAAAGAAGTAGAATCTGATTTGTTTCTTAATACGCTCAAGCCTAAAGTACAAAAGTATTTTAGAACTAGGGGTAAGATTGAGAGAAACACAATGAATTATAGGATACAAGGTACAGCAGGGTCTATGACCAAGTATGCTGCCATACTATTAAAATTAGAGTTAACCAAACTAGACATATATGATAAAGTCAAGATAGTTAACCTAATACATGATGAAATTGTGCTAGAGTGTCCTGAATATTTATCAGAACAGTCTGCTGAAATTTTATCTAGATGTATGGTTGATGCAGGTGATAAATTCTGTAAAGTAGTGCCAATGAGTGCAGAAGCAGTAATAACTGATTACTGGACACATTAAAATAAATTAAATTAAATTAAAAACAATGAGACATATAAAAGTATTTATAGTAGGAGGAAGTCCTACAGTAGCAAATTTTATACCTAATCATACTGTCACTAAAGACATGGAAAAAGCTAATCTTATCATTTTTCCTGGAGGATCTGATGTTCATCCACATATGTATGGGGAAGAATCTAATGATAAGACTAATACAAAGCCAATGATTGACTTAATACAGACAAAGATGTATAGAAAAGCTATATCATTGAATCTTGCTATGTTAGGTATTTGTAGAGGAGCACAGTTTTTAACTGTAATGAATGGCGGTAAGCTGATTCAACATGTTAATAATCACCATGCTGCTCATAAAATAATAGATTCTGATGGAGTCCTAATGAGTATGTCAAGTGACCATCATCAAATGATGTTTCCTTATTTTTTAAATAAAGACGTTTATAAGGTTATAGCTGTTAGCAGTGGTACAAGATCTAGTATATATGAAGACTCTAACAAAGGTAATATGACAGGTTCTTCAAGATTTATAATCAATGGTAAGAACCTTTTAGATGAAGAGTTTTTAGAGCCTGAAATAGTATATTATAAGGACACTAACTGTCTTTGTGTACAAGGGCATCCTGAATGGATGGATAATAAGGATTATGGTGTTATATATGTCAATGATTTGATTGATGATATGATAAACAGATATCCAGAGTCTATGGTTAGTAAATTAGACAGAATGGCAGGTTTTCCTGTATTTGGATCAAGTAAAAGAATAAAAAAAATGGCTGAAAAAGTTGTATATTAAAATTAAATGATAGATAAAAGTAAAATTACACTGGGTGCAGATCCAGAAATGTTCTTAGTTAACGCAGAAGGCACTCCTATATCAGCAATTGGTACTGTTGGAGGAACTAAAGAAAGTCCAAGAAAACTAACTGAATTAGGACATTCAGTACAGGAGGACAATGTGTTAGTAGAATTTAATATACCACCATGTATAGATGCAGACTCTATGGCTAGAGAAGTGCAAACTGCTATACAGAGTATAATAAAGATATTACCAGCTAACACTGATTTAAAAGTACTATCTTCTTATACATTTCAGGAGGAGGATCTTGATCATCCTAAAGCACAAGAGTTTGGATGTGAACCTGACTTAAATGTATGGACAGGTGAAATTAATGATACACCAAGTTCTAATACAAATTTAAGAACAGCAGGAGGTCATGTACATGTAGGCATGGATGATTTCAATGAAGAAGTTGTTACTGAGTTAATCATAGCAATGGACTTGTTCTTAGGTGTCCCTAGTGTATTACTAGACAGTGATGTAACTAGGAGAAGTATGTATGGTAAGGCTGGTGCCTTCAGACATAAGCCTTATGGTTGTGAGTACAGAACTTTATCCAATTTTTGGATTGAGAATGATGATTTAGTTAAGTGGGTATACACCAATACAATGCATGCAATTGATTTTGTTAATGCTAGTAAGCTTGGTAGTATAGATTCTGAAAAAATAATTAAATGCATTAACAATTCTGATACTCAATTGGCAAAAGAACTTGTAGAAGAGTATAGTATAATATTACCTGCTAAAGTAGGGACAACTAAAGTTGAAAAACAATTAATAGAAAACTAAAATGAGTAAACCTAATAAATTTTTAAACAATAATATAGCTATAAGAGTAGTAGAAGATGGCTGTAGACCACTAGTTACTAATGCTATTGTTACTACTCTTGGAGGACAATTTGAGGGCAATGAGTCTTATCTTGTAGATAGTATGTATATTAGTGATCCAACTAAAGCAAATTTAGTATTCAAGACCACAGATACAGGACAGTCAAGAGTGAAAGATGTTTTAGAGAGAATCACTAAAGCTGATAAAGTTACCATGAGAATTGCAGCCAATACTACAAATACTAAGTTAGGCAATGTAATTACTTGGATGGCAGTAGAGTATAAGAAACAATCTAAAATATTTAAGATTGTTGAGAGACTATGTGATGCAGAAACCGCTTCAGAGACAGTTCTTAATGTATTAAGAGCAGTTGCTGATGAAAAAGAAGACTACTCTAAAGTAACTGGGTTAGAATTAATGTTACAAGCTGATGGCAAGTGGACACTTGAGGACAACTATAGAGAAAAGGTTAAGTATATGATACAGACTGTAAAAGGTTCTTTATTTACTGATCATGAAAATATCACTGATATAGAAGGCATGAATATTATACACTTATCTGATATAAATGTGACTACTGCTGGTAATATAACTATTAGGAATAATATAAATAGATACATTGCTAAACATGAGCTATCTAATCCTATTGTATGTATCTCTATAGATGCTTTTAGGAACCTAAAGTTCCCTTGTACACTAGATAGTATTAAAACTATGATTGAGTCCTTTAAACACGCTAAGTATAGAATACTAGTAACAACTTATGAAGGAGTTTCTTTTATAGAAGATCATCTTAGAGTTATTGGATTTGAAGGAGATATAGCTCATCATGCAGTAAAAGAATATATTGATACATATGACAATACTCAAAATGAGGTAGATCTTACTACTATGGACTTGCAAGATGATATAGTATTAATTACTCCTGAATATGAGAAAGCTTTAAACGTAGTAGTGTAATATGGTAGATATAGTAATCTGCACTGATTTAGGTAGCTATGAAGGAACTAAATTAGAAGTTGGGAAAGCTTACAAATGTACACATGTTGGAAAATCTTTAATTAAATTAGAGGGTATGTCTGGAAGTTTTCTCAAAAAAGAGATTTTACATTGATAGATAAATCTAAATATGCTACTGAGTATAGAAAAAGAGCCTATTACAGTCTCAATGATGAATATTATAGAGTAATTGGTAAGGCTAGTGATACAGAAATAGCATTATCTAACCATCACAATGGAAGTAGTTGCGTTGTTAGTATCTTTTCCGATTTAATAGAAGTAGTGCCTAGGTTTTTTCCTGGGGACATTGTTTGTGGAAAATCAATGAAAGAGTTACAAGATCATCCTTTTTTTGAATTAAGAGGAGATCCTTCTGACAAATACTTTCATTCAAATTTTTCTAATAATACAATGCACTTAAGTCTTTTAAAAGAGGTAGATGATTCTACACTCGTAGTTACTAAAGTACATAGTATTACTGGAATTACTGTTAAGAGTAATAAAACTAAAAAGTCATTTAGACTTTGTGTAGAATTTCTTAAACTTGTTAAATCAGTACAACCAACAACAATAGAAACTATTGGTAAGGAGACTGTTGTTAAAATGAGGAATAAACCTGATAAGGACTGTAAAGTCTTGAAGAAAGGTGTATCATATTCAGTAAGTAAAGTAGAAAAGATATGTTCAAAGAACTATGTCATAATTAAAATTAATAATAAGAATACCTATTTCAATGTCAAAAATTTCAAGATAATGGATAAAGGTGTTATAAAAACAATAAACAATGAATTTCAAGAAGAGATTTTTACGTATACTATCTAGACACCCGTCACATAGTAATATTAGAAGGCTTACTAATACTCATAATCAAAGAGTTGGCATTTTAGCACCTGTACTGGCTTGTGTAAGATTTGGTAGTTCTACTGTGTGGAACAAGGCTGATAAGGGTACAGGTAAAGTATATGAGCTAAATAGCATAGATGCTGTTACTAACAGTTCTAGTAAATTACTAATGAAGCGTAAGTTTAGTGAGCACGGTGTTAAAACTGCCCAATGGTGGGAAAATATAGAATCTTTACTTCAAGAAGAAGAGATTAATTTCCCAATCCTTGCAAAGAAGAGACATGGCTCTAGGGCTCAAGGAATGGTTAAGATGGACTCTAAAGAAGAACTGGAAGATTTCATTGAAGTTAACGCAGAACAGTTAGGTAAGTATATATATGAGAAGTATCACAACTACTCAAGAGAGTATAGATTACATGTATCTGCTGATGGATGTTTCTACTCATGTAGAAAAGTACTAAAAAGAGATACCCCTGATGCTAAGAAGTGGTTCAGAAATGATGAATACTGTAACTGGATTCAAGAATATGGCTCTAATATTGATTTATTTGATAAGCCTATTAATTGGAATGAAGTAGAAGCTGAGTGTGTGAAAGCACTCAAGGCAGTAGGATTAGATTTTGGAGCTGTTGATTTAAGGATTCAGTCAGCAACTACTAATGAGGATGAACAGCGAGAGGCACCTGATTACATAGTAGTTGAGATTAACTCTGCTCCTTCATTTGGAGGAGTTACTGAAGAAAAGTACAGAGAAGAATTACCAAAGATATTAATCAGTAAATATAACTTATAATGAGTGAAAAATTTGAAGAGATATCCCCCCTATTAATAGGGGTTTATGGTTCTTTAAGAAAAGGACTAGGTAATCATGGTATTTTAGATGATAGTAGTAGTGTATTGTTAGGGACAATTAATACTGACCCTGACTACACTATGATATCATTTGGATCATACCCAGGTGTTATACCAGAAGGAGATACTTCTATAGTTTTAGAGGTATATAAGGTTACTAACAGTAGTACAAAAATGAGACTAAATTCTTTAGAAGGGTTTAGAGGTCAAGATGATCCTAGTAATTTTTATAATAAAATGAATATTGATACAGAATTTGGAAATGTAGAAATGTATGTTTTAGGAAACGAATACTTGGAAAATGAACGTGTTACTTTAGTCACTAATGGTGACTGGGCAGATTATAAAGGTGTAAAATAAAAATTAAATAAATATATGTTATTAAATGTAATATTAATTTATCTACTACTGGGGACATTATCCTCAGTAGTATTTAAAGCAAAACCTGTAGTACTAGGGTGCGGTATAGTAGGTTATTCTGGTTCTAAACCATTTGATCCTGCATTAATAAAGATACTATTTATGTATAATGAAAGCAGAGGCGAAGACTCTTGTGGATATTATAATAATAGAACAGATGTTCCCTATGCAGACAGATTAATTAAAAAGATAGGCAGGGCATCTGCATACATTGTGCCCGAAGAACTAGAGCCTACAAATTTATTTATAGGTCATACTAGGAAATCAACTGCACAGGGAACTAACAGTAATTTATCATGTGCCCATCCTTTTCAATTTGGTAAAATTATAGGTCTACATAACGGTAGCTTTGGCAATCACGGTCCTATTAGAGACAGATTTATTTCTGAAAAAGGTAAGAAGGATGTAGTGATAGACAGTCATGTTATATTTCAGTATATCAATGAATACAGTGATTATAATGTATTGAATATGATTGACGGTGGATCTGCTATTTTACATGTAGATGAAGATGATCCAACTAAGTTAGTTGTATTTAGAAATGACTTAAATGGATTTGATAGACCACCAACCGCTGCTATTAAATACAACACTAGAACTCTTTTTAGAGGAGCTATTAAAGAAGGAGATAAAACAGTAGGTATGTATATTTCATCTATTGAGGAGTCTTTAAAAGCTATTGGTTGTGAAGACATAAAAGATTTCAAGCCTAATAGAAGATATGTTGTAAGAGATGGTAAAATTGAAGGTGGAGGTACTAAAATGGGCAATTGGGAACCATATAGTTATGTGAAACATAGTGAATATAAGACCAAGTTAATAAACGCTGCCAACAAAGAGAGGGCTCTTAGTAATCATGTTGCTGATACAATGTCAGTAAGTGCTAAGAAGGATACTTTAAATTCTGATTCTTATATGGAACTTGAAACTCCATTTAGAAAAGTAGTTAGTACTTCTGAAATTCATTCAGAGGGCAATACTTTTAAATGTACTTCATATGATGATGGTACTGAGGATAAGATTAGAGTAAACTACTATAATAATAGAACTATTACAGCTACTAAATATTATAGATGTGCTGTATATAAAGCTACTTTCATTTGTCACCACTTGTCTTGTGGAGGATACTATCAGGTTAGAATAGATGGTAACTATAAAGCAGACACTAGTTCGCAGACTAAGTTACCTTTAAGTATAGCTAATATAGCGTCATCACATAATGATGATAGTTTAGTGTCTAGAGTTGGAGATTTATATCAAAATCTATCAGATCAAATTCTTGTGATGAGAAATACAATAAAATATCACGGAATAGAATGGTTAAGTGATGATATAGACGGCTTAGAAGAGGCATTAATGGCTGTGCATGATGATATTGCTGCAGTTTATGATGATTAATAATTTAAAAATTTAATTATATGGAAAAATTATCTTATCAGTCATTCTCTCGAGAGGAGGGGGTGACTGTGGATGGTAAACTAATAAAGTTACCATCTGAAACTCATATGAAATTTGGAGGACTATGGGTAAGTAAAAGTGATATGGAATTTGCATATGATGTACGAAGAGAAGTAGCTAGTAAATATTGCCCTAAAAATCATATAAAAGCTGAAGGATTTAAGTATCTTAGAGCAAATTACTATCATAGAGTAACTGATCTGACAATATTTATTCATGAGGATGGAAGAACAATAGGTTTTGTTAAGGAATCTGATTTTGGGAGATATGCTATAGCTAATTACAGTTATAATATATTTCCTAGAACTGATGATTACTATCATTACACTGGTCGTGGTGGACCTGGTGGTGGAAAAGTATTTTTTGAAAATGACCAAGCTGCTATTAATAGAGGATTTTTCCCTACTGTATCTGGGTCATTTGTATTCACTAAAAAAGTTGCTGACTTAAGGGATAAGAAAGTCTTAGAAGTAAATGGATATATACCTGCTTTAAAAAAGGTTTTTAATGCTAAATCTAATGTTAATCAGTTTGACACTCAGAAAGAAGCTATTGTAGAAGGAGTATTTTCTCCTACTTTTTTAATGACTGAAGGACTTAAGTTTAAGTTTGGAGTGGAATTAGAGACTTCTGGTGGAATGATTCACAGACACACCTATGTACATAAAAAGCTTAATATGGACTGTACTCATGATGGCTCTATTAGAGGCGGAGAGTATGTTACAGGAGTGTTACAGGGAGATGCTGGATTTAATCAACTATATAGAATATGTAGAGAAGTTAAAAAAAGTTGTACTATTGATAAGTCATGTGGAATACATGTACACGTTGGTAACAACTTATTTAACAAGTACTTTGCTGTGTATGCTTATATATTAGGGGAAAAGATTCAAGAGGATATGTTTGCTATGCAGCCACACTCTAGAAGACAGAACATGTTTTGTAGTAGATTACCAGATCTAGAATTTGATAAGATATTTAAAAAATATGGTACTGGAGAAGCTGGAATTGGAGCTGCTTATGAATTACTTTATAGTAAATTACTGAATGGTAAGAAACTAAGTAAAGAAATGAATAAGAAGTATCAACATCCTGGTGGAAGGTATTGTGGTAGATATGGAATGGGAGGAGAAACAGTTGAAATGGAGCGTTTGCTCAGATACAGTTGGTTAAATCTTATACCTTGTCAATTTAATACTAGAGGCACATTTTCAAACCCTGAAGATAATGGTAAACTTATTGAAGATAGTTCTTATACTATTGAATTTAGGCACCATTCTGCATCATTGAATTATAATAAGATTCAAAGTTGGGTTAAGATATGTATGGCTTTTGTGCAATATGTAAACAATCATAAGGATGATATTTTAAGCAAAAAAGTGATTACTGTTAATGATATAGTGAATGCTACCTATTCTAGGGCAAGTGTTAAGTTGAATACTTACATAGACAGTAGAAAAGAGAAGTTTAATGTCACCTCACAAGCATTGAAAAGTGAATCAGAAAATTCTGAGTACAACGAAGAAGTAGAATATAAAGACAATATAAAATATAAAGATCTATTATGTGTATAATTATAATAAAAAAAGCTGGAATAGAGCTTGATAAAAAATACTTGGAGGAGTGCGTAAAGTGCTCCGCCAAGAGAAATGATGATGGGTTTGGATATTCTCTTCAAAAAGCTAATGGTACAGTTACCTTTGAGAAGGGGTTCTTTGATGTGCAAAGCTTTTTAGGTAGTATTTTTAAAAATACAATCAAAAAGGAGGATGAATTAGTAGTGCATCTTAGATATACTACTATAGGAAAGACTAATACTCAAAATTGTCATCCTTTCTTAGCTGATGAGAAGGGAATTTTAAGAAGTAATGGTACAGTGACCAAGCCTTTAGTGTTTCATAATGGAACATTTTATGGGGAGGCACCTGAAAAGAGTGTTTATTCTGATACTTATCACTTTGTGCAGAACAATTTGATGGAATCTGGGATATATAAAGTACTTGATTACTTAAAAGGTAGTAAATCAGGGTTTTTAGGTGATATTATATCATTTAATAAACTGTGTGTTATGATTCCTGGAAGAGAAGTTCTTACTTTAGGACATTTTCTTACTGAAAAAGGATTACAATTTTCAAATACTTATTATAAGTATCCTTTCTCAGGGAATGGAGATGTTGCTGATCCTATATCCTGCGAGTCATTCCTTAAATAGCCAAATGGTTATAAAGGTTGATAACTTGAAAAGGGTTTTTGATAGGTATGATGTGAAGGAGGCTATAATGCAGCTGGAAGATACATATAAAAATATTAAGATGGAGACTATGCTTGACATAGCCCATATTATATCAAATGAATTTGACTGTGTCTGCCCTGCGGGGGAGGTGCGGTCTTATTTCTATCATAGCACCTCAACATCACAGAAAATAGCTTTTACTGGATTTGAGGAAATATTAGACAGGCTTGGGGATGTAGAGCACAGTGATGAATATTATTTAACAGAACATGGATTTTAAAAAAGAAGAAGAAGATGATATAAAATGCTTTCAGTGCTTTGACACTGGAGAATATTTTAATGGTACGAGTGTAGTAACTTGTGAATGTGAGAGAGGAAAGAAGAGAGAGATAGAAAAAACAGATACTATAGAAATAAATGATAATAAACACAAATCAGGTTAAATTCCTGGTAGCAAACAGTATAACAGCAGAAGATTTATTTATTCTAGACTTATTACATAAGAAGGAAATACTTGCATATAGGAAATATATAGCAAAACAAAAACCTTTTTATGATGTAGTCTTAAGGTGTTTAAGAACTCAAGAATATATAGATGATAATGATGAAGTAACTGAATCTGGTGTAACACTACTTAATAAATTTCAAAATGGAGGAGATGTTGTAATAAATATACCTCATGCTACAGTAAGTGAAGTAGTAGAAGACACAGATGAGTTGGTTAATGAATACAGAGCAATTTTCCCTAAAGGTTCCTTAAATGGTTATCCTGCAAAGGGAGATAAGAAAAGCTGTATTAAAAAGATGAAGACATTTAGGAAAAAATATCCTGAGTTCTCTTCTGAAATTATAATACAAGCAACTACACAGTATGTAGGAGAAAAGTCCAAGGAGCAATATAGATTTATGATGCAGGCTCCATATTTTATTGAAAAGAATGGAGTTTCTAATTTAGCAGCAGTTTGTGAGGCTATATTAGAGGATGGATTTAATCCTTCAAATGGAAATGTGCTTGATCTATGATGAAGCATAGTGACTTCATGAAAGGAGTTAAAAAAGCTGCTAGTGGGGATTCTATATGGCTCCCCTTAATGCAAAAAAAACTAGGAGCAAGAATAAGTGTAACTAAGTATATGTATTTCCTATTTGGAGGATTACCTGGTTCAGGTAAAACTGCAATAGTAGATTCTGTATTCTTATTGGATATATTTGATTGGTGGCAGAAGAATAAAGACACCACTAAAGTAAGTCCATATTGGATATACAGATCTATGGAAAGATCAGAAGTACTTAAGAGAGCTAAGTGGCTTTGTTATAAAATTTATAAGGATCATAAGATACTTATTGATGTACCAACTGTAATGCAGTGGTCTAACAAGCTAAGAACTCTTACCAGTACTGATATTGATATAATGGATACATACAATGATTATTTTGATGAACTATTTAATTATGTAGATTTAAAGTCAGGGCCTGAAAATCCTACTGGTGTCTATAACTATGCTAAGAGACATTTTGAGCATGAGGATATTGGGAGGATGTATAAAACAGATGAGTTTACATACAATTATGTCCCTAAAGATCCAAATAGGATAACAATACACATTACTGACCATATTGGTAAGATAACCACAGGAGAACGTGGTATGGGGGATAAACAGACCCTTGATAAACATTCTGAGTATATGGGAATACTTAGAGATAGATATGGGGCAGTAATAATTGATATATCTCAGTTAAATAGAGATATTGAAGGTACAATGAGAGGTATTAAGACTGAGCTTGATATTCAGCCTAAAGATTTTAAAGGATCTGCAGATATGTTTGAAAATGCAGATGTCGTAATAGGGTTAATGAATCCTTTTAAGTTAGGAGAAGATAGATATATGGATTATGATATAAAATCTTTTGTTAATGATAAGGGTTATAACAGATTTAGAGGCTTAAAAGTTATTAAAAATTCTTATGGAATTGATGACTTTAGAATTGGATATGGTTTCTTAGGAGAAAATGGAGTAATGAAAGAACTACCACTTGCTAAGAACATGTCTGAGAGATTATACCAAAACATACGTGAAGGAGGAATTAGTGCGGAAGAGTTAAATATAAAGTAGGAATAATTAATGTCAATAGTATTACCAAGTAAAAAAGTAAAAAAAGATAGAGTAAATCCTAAAGTATTTGTCTTATATTCAAAACCTAAAGTAGGTAAAACTACTTTACTGAGTGAATTAGATGATTGCTTAATACTGGATTTAGAAGATGGGAGTGGATATGTTGATGCTCTTAAAATAAAAATAAACTCTTTAGCAGAATTATATGAAGCTGGAGAAAAGATTAAAGAGGCTGGAAAGCCTTATAAATATGTAGCAATTGATACCCTCTCTAAGTTAGAAGAGTGGTGTGAAGATGCTGCAACAAAGATGTACAAACAGAAAGCAATAGGTAAAAGTTTTACAGGTAAAAGTGTATTAGAACTTGCCAAAGGCTCTGGATATCTACATCTGAGAATAGTATTTAAACAATGGCTATCTTACATAGAGGACTTAGCTGAGAATATCATCTTAGTAGGTCACATGAAGGATATCATGCTAGAGAAGCATGGAAAAGAAGTATCAGCAATGGATTTAGATTTAACTGGAAAGATAAAACAAATCACATGTTCTGGAGCAGACGCTGTTGGATACTTATATAGAGATAATGATGGAGAACTGTCAATTAACTTTCAATCACAAGATGCCGTAGTATGTGGTGCAAGACCTGAGCATTTAAGTGGTCAGGCATTTAAATTTGATTGGAAAAAAATATATATTTAAATGAAAATAAAAGTAAATAGAGTAACTGGTTATCTAACATTTCCAAATAAGTTCATAGTGGACAACTTTGGAGTGAGAGATGATAAGATGCTAATAGTTTCAACTGCAGTAGATGAAAAATCTAATACAGTATACTTACATTTCTTTGGAAAAAAGGAGTATGATAAGAGAAAAACTAATGTAGGAGCACCTATTAGGACAAATAACACTGCATGTTCAACAGCGGTAACTGATGTTATATCAGCTTTTACAACTCCATTATCAGACATCTTTTATGCTCATCTTGATGAGTTGAAGAAAGTTGATATGGGACATGTAGTTCGTATAACACATGTAACTGGTCTTAAAGAAAAAGTATTTAAGAAGGTCGCAGTTCCAGAGTCTACTGGTAAAACATTAGCTACAGTAGAAGGGGAAGCACCATTCATTACAATCCCGAATCCTGCAGCACAGCCTATACATGAAGCTGAAGAACCTCAGCCAGAGAATAGCACTGAAAGTGCGTGGTAAATAGTAAATAAATAAACAAATAAAAAAAGAGAAAAAAGTAAATGATTACAACAAAAGATATAGTAAAGCCTGAAAGTAATAAACCTATGGGAGAGTTTATTAAGCCAGGAATTCATACAGTAAAAATTGCTCATATTGAAGCATTTTTATCTAGTAAGAAACAAACACCAGGAATTAAGTTTGTATATGAGACAGAGCCTTATGCTGAGCTTAATAACAGAGGACAAGTAGCAGAGGATTCTCTGTGGTTCTCGCCAGGAGCATTACCTTATTCAGCTGCGAAGCTTGAGGAGATAGCAATAGCTATTGGAAAGAAAGATGAACTAGCAGCTATTTCAGCTGATAATACTGATGATTATGCAGCAGCTATTTACCCAATTTTAACAGGTAAATACTTTAACTGTAAATTCAAGGGTAATGAAGTATTAGGTTCAACAGGTAAAAATAATTGGATTAAATCTGAAATTCCATTATCTGATTTTGCAGAGTCTATTAACGTAGAGCTTAAAAACAGTGTATTGACTTTTGATAAAAGTTCTGATGTAACAATGCTTCCAAAAGTTGAGGAAACTATTGTAGCTGAAGAAGCACAAGATGGGAACGCAGATTTACCATTTTAATAAATGTTAATAACTACAAAAGGAGTAAATCATACACCTTTAAATATAGATAATATATTAAAATTAGTATCAGAGTTTCATTTATTTAGGCACTATGTGTCTAACTTTAAGAAACTAGGTGCTTCTTTTTGTAGTGACTTAAGGAAAGACAGGAATCCCTCTTGTAGTGTAAAATTAAGCGCAAGTAATAGATATTACTACGTTGATTTTGCCACTGGAGAAAGATATGATGTCTTTAGTTATTTAGAGAAGAAATTCTCTGTAGACACTAAGGATGTACTTATAATGATAAACCTAGATTTCCATTTAAAACTGGGGGTTACTTCTTTTCAAGGAGTAGCTCCTGTTTTTAAAAGTATCTCTATTAGTGAAGATAAAGAAGATATATATGAGCCAGCAAGAGCTGTAATAAAAGTAGTTAGGAGAAAGTGGAACAAGTTTGTTGATTTGTTATACTGGAGCCAATACATGATTACTTTTACAGAACTAGACGAGGCTAAAATATACCCTTTACATTCATTTATAGTAGGAGAAACTTATATAATTGCAAAAAGGAATAGTCCTTCTTATTGTATAGAAATTGATACTGGTACATTTAAAATATTAAGCCCTTATGCTAAGAGTTTAAATAAGTGGATCACTAATCAGAAGATATCACAATTTCAAGGATATCATATGTTGCCTGAGACAGGTGATAAATTGATAATTACAAAGTCTATAAAAGATGTAATAATACTAAGAAAATTTGGAATATATGCAATAGCTCCTTCAAATGAGATGTATATACTTAGAGAAATCGATGTAGAGCACTTTAGGAGCAGATTTAAAGAGATAATAATGTTTTATGATAATGATGAACCTGGTATTAAAGGGGCACTCTTAAACACAGAGCAATATGGATTTAAATCTATTACAATACCTGATGAATACAGGATAAAAGATATTTCTGATTTTATTAAAAAACATAAATATGATAATACACATAATTTACTTAACCGATTATTAGATAATGGAGAAAAGTGAAGAAGAAATAAAAGTACCTCACCCTGATTTTGGAACTGTATCGTTTACAGGACTAACGATTAGGCAGAGAGATATTATATATGACTATTCTCAAATATTAAAGATGAAGCGTGTCTATTTAATGCGTACTTATAAAGAGAAAAGAAGTAAAAGAAAGTTAAGATAAAAAATAATACCCTAGTGAAGATAGATAGAGAAGAATGGAGGGAAATAAAAAAGTAAAAAATGCAACTCCAACTAAAGCAGATGGTATAAAGTTCAGGTCAAAACTTGAATATTTTACCCATGTAAAGTTGAAGGAAGCGGGTATTCCTTTTGAATATGAGCAACATAGATTTAGTCTATTAGAAGCATTTGAGTTTAACTGCGATAGTTATGAACCAATGTTTAAGGCTAAAAGAAAAGTTGGATTTGGGATAGTAAATCCTAAAATCAGAGCAATGACTTATAAACCAGATTTTGTGAATGTAGATCAAAATTGGATTATAGAGGTTAAAGGATTTAGAAATGATGCATTTCCATTAAGGTGGAAATTATTTAAGGCATATTGCCAAGATAGCGGAGTTACTTTGTTCTTACCAGGCAGTCAAAAAGAAGTACTTAGAACAGTAGAAATACTAAAAGAAAAGTTTTATAGTACATAAAAGGAGATACTAGCAAAAGTTAGTATGAAATATAGTGTGAAATTTAAACAGCAAGTCTTTCAAGCCTTTAGGTGGAATAAGGACTTGCTTATAATTATAAAAGCAATGGATAATAATAAGCACAACACAGTTAGACTGTGTCTTGAAGATGCTTATATAGATCCAGAACAAGTAAAAAAAAGAAAAGGAGGAAGTTATATTATACCTGAAAAAGAATTATTTAAATTCAAACAGATTAAAGAACTTTACTCCATATTTATGAATCAATATGAAATGTATTTAGATAATGCCAATAGGACAAGCAAATCCGTCTCCGCCACAGGAGACAATTGAGGACATAGCTGCATCAATAGATAATATGCAAGAATCATATATCCCTAGAGTATTAGATTTTAAGCGTAGTCGTAGAATTGGAAAGGAGAAGAAAGAGAAGATAGATTACTTTAAAGTAGATGCTATCAGTAACAGTGCTTTAGGAGTTTATAGAACTTCTGCTAAAAAGTACTTTACTAAAATAATAGAAAAAAAAGAGGATGGGGAGGAGAAGAGTAAGTATTTACTTAGAGGAACCCTACTACATACTTCAATGCTAGAGCCTGGTACAGTTAAAGTCTTAGATTTTAATAAACCACCAGATGCCTTAGTTGAAGTAATTGAACATTTCAATAAGATCTTTTCATTATCAGAAGCGTTAGAGTTGCTAGTATCAAAAGCAATTCCAACAGTTGAAGGCCATGAAGAAGCTTGTTGGAAAGAAGCTTATGATGCTTCAAAATATAAAATAACATTTGCTGCTGTAATGAAAAAAACAGAAGACCCAGATGCTGTTGCATATTTGAAGTATTTACGTGATGTAGAATCAGGCACTGTGGTTGTAGATAGTCAGACTAAACATATCTTGAAAGAAAGTGAATTTAGCTTATTATCAGATCCACATTGTGAAATTTTATTTCATAAACAAGCATTAAAAGAAAAAGAGATATACTTTAAAACTAAAGTTGAAGATCATAATGGTAAAACTGTTAGTTTAGATTGTAAATGTAAGATTGACGAATTAATACTTACACCAGAATTTAATCCTGATGTTATAGACAAGTTAAATAAGCTTGTTATAGACAACATTGATTTGAAAACTACATTTGAAAGTATACATGTTAATAAACCTAGTATCATTGATTATGAAAATATTGATCAAAGTAGAGCTTTTGGGTTTATTAGGGAAATACTAAATAAGAGATACTTTAGACAGCTTGCTTACTATGAAAATGGTATAGTAGAAGGTCTTAAAAATGGAGATTTTGGTAGTTTATATCAGGACCAGTGGGGATCTTATGAAGTAGAATTTATTAACTCAATTGTAGCAGTTAGTACCACAACTTTTGAGACAGGAAGATTTATTCTGTCTAAAGAGCTTATAGAAACAGGTCACAAAGAATGGAGATCACTTATAAAAGATCTTACTTGGAATTTAGAATCAGGTAATTGGAATGGTAATAAAGCTTACAATGAAATAGGAAGTGTAACAATATAAATGACAAAGATAAAATGGGATATTAACGCAGATGGTGTTAATAGAAGTTTTACTTATGTTCTGCCAATGCTAGGAAATAGTATTTCAGATTTTAATAAAATATTTCAATGTTTATTAAGACTGAAGAGTTTCCTGAGTATGACAACCATATATTCCTTTTATATAAGAGGGATATCAACGAACAAGAGGAAGAAAAATTAACAAGACATTCTAGTTTTGTTCGTAAGTATGAACCTGACTTAGAGCACTTTATGTATATATATGAAGTACCTAAAGTTTGGAGAAGTGAATACAGGCACTTTTTGACAGGTAAATATTCTATTATGAATGATAGATACAAAAGACATATTCTTAAATTCCACAACCAAAGGAGGGAGGGAAGTAAGATATCTGGAGTACTATATAGAGTAGAAGATTACTATAAAGAAGTAGAAGAAAGAATAGGAGTAAAAATTGATAGAAGCCAAGAGATTGGAAATATGATAGACATGGAGATAGAAAGATACAGTGAAAGAATGAAGTCTAAAGATAAAAATTATAGCGTGGCTAGAGAACTATGGAAAAAGGTAAACTAGCATTAAGTAATGTAACACATTACAATAAATACGCTAAATATCTTCCTCATGAAAATAGAAGGGAGACATATTTAGAGACAGTAGAAAGGTACTTAAGCATGATGCGTAAAAGATACCCAACATTATCAGGTAAAATAACAGAATTAGGAAAATTTATCCAGAATAGGGATATATTACCTTCAATGAGAGCATTGCAATTTGCAGGGCCTGCCGTTGAAAAGAATGAGGCAAAGATATACAATTGTGCGTATATGCCAGTAGATGATTATAGATCCTTTGGAGAAATAATCTTTTTATTGCTGGGAGGTACAGGAGTGGGATACTCAGTACAGTTTAAACACGTTGCAAAATTGCCAGCAATCTTAAAACCTAGTTCAACACAAAAGTTCCTTATAGAAGATTCTATAGAGGGATGGTCTGATGCTGTGAAGCATCTTATGAAGTCTTACTTTGGAAAAAGGGATACTAAGCCTAAATTTGATTTTAGTGCTATTAGACCTAAAGGTTCAAGACTAGTCACCGCTGGAGGTAAAGCTCCAGGACCAGCTCCTTTAAAAGAGTGTCTATCAAGGATAGAATTAATACTAGAAAGTAAACAAAATAGTGAACAGTTAACTACAGTTGAAGCACATGACATTTGTTGTCATATTGCTGATGCAGTGTTAGCTGGCGGAATCCGTTAATTGGCGGCTTATAGCAGCGATGTTATAAGAAAACCCTGAATATGCTGGAACCTCTCGTTAGGTTCTTAATACTGAATAATAAATAAAAAAATTATGAGTAAAAATTTAAGAAATAGAGACAATCAGCAGGCACAGATAGATTTTGAATTAATTGACCATGTTTTACACAGCTCAGGCTCAGATGTAAGTTTTGTACAACTGAATAGTGCTTTAGAAATGATGAAAATATTAAAAAAAGTTTATAAGGCTTCAGAGACTACCAAGGGGCAACCTATAGAAGAACCTAGTTGGGTTCAAGAATGTGGATGTGGACAGATGAACTGTCTTACATGTCATGGATAGGTTGGTGGTATAGTCCACACTAAATATTTAATAAAAAAAAATGAAGATAATAATAGAAGACCCAAGAATAAAAATACCTGAAGATGAGGAGGAGAAAGGTTTACCTAGAACTGCTTATAAGTTTTTAACTGATAGAGTTTTTAGACTTCCAACAGGAAGAGGTACTGTTAAAACATTGTTTATAGATCGTCCAAAAGATGAAGATGATTTACATTGCTATAATGGTAGAAGAAGGTCTTATAGTGACTTATTCTTCCTATGTAAAACTTATTATCCAAGTATAACTCAAAAGTCTTTTGGAAGGACAATGAGAAAGTTACTATATACTGTACATGAGACAGATCCTATATATGTGAAAGCATATAAGAGTGAGATTATAAGTCACTTTTGTACTGAAGTAAATAAAGTAGTCTTTATGTCTCAACCAGTTAAATATAAAGAGACATATAGAATGGACTATATCTTGGATATTGAAGGAGAAATACGTAGCTATGATATGCCCTTTTTACATAAAGGCATTGATGGATTATCAAAGTATGATATATGGAAGTATCTTCAAGATTGTGAATAGTCTAGGAGACTAGGCATTAGTGCGCGAGCAGCGTTAATTAGTTTATTTTCTGCTGACGATGTTGGAATGCTATCATGTAAAAGTGGTAATTGGTGGGAGTCAAATCCTCAGCGAGGTAGAGCCAACAACTCAGCAGTACTAATAAGACATAGGATAACAAAAGGATTTTTTGATACTCTATGGGACAGAATAAAAACATCAGAATATGGAGAGCCAGGTATATATTTTAGCAATAATAGTGATTGGGGAACCAACCCTTGTGCTGAAATAGCTTTAAGACCTTTTTCCTTCTGTAATCTATGTGAGTTAAATGCTTCTAATATTACTAATCAGAGTGATTTTAATGATAGAGCATATGCAGCAGCATTCTTTGGAACATTACAAGCAGGTTTTACAGATTTTCATTATCTGAGACCTATTTGGAAAAGAACAACAGAGAAGGATGCGTTAATAGGAGTAGGAATAACAGGGGTAGCTAGTGAACAGTTTTTAAAATTAGATGAAAATGAAGCAGTAACTTATGCGATTAATTCAAATAAGGAAACTGCTGAACAACTAGGGATAAATCCTTCAGCTAGAATATCTACTATTAAACCTAGTGGTACTACTTCTTGTATATTAGGCACATCATCAGGTATTCATGCTTGGCACAGTAAGTTTTACATTAGGAATATTCAATGTAATGCAGGTGCTCCACCAGTTAAACCAGTGGCCATGGAATCTGAGCAATACTTTAAGGAAGTAGTGCCAAATGTAGCATTAAGAAATGATGGAGATGAGTTGTTTAAACACTTCTCTAAACATCATCCTGAATTATTGAAAATAATGGACATGTCTCCTTATTCAGCAGTAATAGGAATACCAATAAAGGCACCAGAAGGAGCTATACTTAGGGAAAGTGAGAAAGCTTTAGATTTTTTAAATAGAATCCAAAGATTTAACAATAACTGGGTTAGAGCTGGGCATGTGTCAGGTGACAACACAAACAACGTATCTGCTACAATCTCTGTACAAGAGAATGAGTGGGATGCTGTTGGAGAATGGATGTGGAACAATAGAAACTCTTTTAATGGTCTTTCTGTTTTGCCTTATGATGGCGGAGCATATAAGGATGCACCATTTCAAGAATGCACTGAAGAAGATTA